AGATGATTCGTAATAAGCGTCTGAGGCCGCGTAAACGCCTTCCGCATTTTTTGTTGCCTTGTAGGCATACCTGTTAAAATGAACTAATATCTCAGCTTGGTTTTTGTTTCTACAACCTTGGTAGCCCGGCCTCATTGTGGCCAGTGTGCCTTTATTTATAAAGGTCCTACCATTGGGGGATGAATTAGTAATAGGAGCAGCATAGGAACCTGGCTTGCCGTAACTGTAGTCAGCGCCGACTAGACTAGAAAAACACCTTGCCGGCTCGGTTGCTGCAGTTAGGTTTTGGCAAAGGTCCGCGACAGGCTCCATGGTTGCAGAGTAATTTGTCCAAGACATGCTGCTTTGTCCCGTGCTCCAAGTCCCCGGAACGGGAAGGACAATAACCGGGATTTGCTGATACCTATGGTAAACCCTTGTTGAGCTATTGACACACGGGGTAGAAAATAACGAAAGCCTTGCGTACTGATATACGGAATAATAGGCCCTAAAGTTGTAGTTATCCATTCGCCCGTACTTAAAAGTATGAATAGTCTGGTGTGCTTCAATTGTGGCCTTGGGGAATGTCTTCTTTATGGTTACTGGCGTAGCGATTTGAAAAGGCTTATATCCGAGGACATTATTCCCAACGATACTGACGTTTAGAGTACCTGTTTCAGCTGGCCTGCCGCTTCCTCTGAGTTTGTAGATTGCCCCATCATCAGCAGTTCTATATGCAGAAGATATCTCTAATGTATCAAGTTCCTTGGCGGCATACAAAAGAGAGGCTCTTATCGTGTTTCCATACCACATTAATGCGGGTGGATTTGAGTTTATTTTAACGTATGTTTCAGCAGGGTCGAATGCACCAAGTGCTGTTGGCGTTTGGTCTGAAGTTACAACTATTTCACTTTGATCAAAAGTTGTTGTTCCACATTCGCTTGCAATATCTGGAGTGCTTGTGAAGATTCCGTATTCGTTTGTTACGTTTTTGATTGTTAACCCAGGATCTCTAAGAATCTCTGGGTCAACACCCCCACCTGATCCTGCGTCCTTAAATACTGTGAAAGTGAATGTGTTTTCCCAGTCTACATATAGGCTGCTTGATGGCTTCGAAATTACAAGCTTGCCAACAGCCTGTGTTCCCGTCCCGACAGGCGTTGGTGGCGTAGATAGTGTTACAGTTACCGAGTTTCCTGATTTTATTACGTTAGCCCATCCGTTCCCACTTAAGTAAGTAAAGGCATACGAAAACTGATTATTTGATGGCCCAATTGTTATCCTTATGGAGTCACCAGACGCCCATTGTCCCCTAAAGTATTCTGACTCAGTTTGGCTTTGTATTGCGGATGTAATTGCGGTCCCGTCAAATTTTTTCCATTTATCGTCAAATACAGATGTTCCCGAAATATACGTTCCGACGCTAAGGGCTAAAGGAATGCCTTGAAGGGTAGCGGATGTACTTGCGCTAGATGGTGATCTTGTTGAGTCGCCAAGAAAACTTATTGATAGCGTGAATATCCCGGGCTTGATTAGGTTAATCTTTGGCGGGTAGGCACCTCCTTTAGATATCGTAGCAACTGATGTATCGCTTGATGAAAACTGGATGAGTGCGTAATCAGCTGTTTTACTAAAACCGTTTGTTGTAAAATCAGTGAGTGAAATCTGGTTGGCTTGATTTGCTGTTGTGGCATCTAAAAGAAATGTTGACGAAATATCTATTGATGTCTCAACTCCGCTAACTGCAACTGAGACAACGCTCTCTACGGCGTAATAGTCAGAGCTCTCGGTTGTAGAGGCTATAATTCCAGTTTGCCCGATTGAATTAACGGCCACGATTACTGTGGCTGTTCCTTGGCTATAGCTAAAGCTGACAACTGAAGCCACGCTTGGATTCTGAGAAATAACTGAGGTTATTTGTTGGGTACAATAAAAGTATAATGTTTGATTCCCATATCCAATTACTGCCGAGGTATCCCCAGATGACGATATGGATGGAGTTGTTTTTCCTATGGTGAAAAAAGATATGGCTGACCCAACTCTTCCGTCTTTATTCGCTGTAATCCTAGCCGCGTATGTTCCGCGATCAGTTGGCGGAGTAGTAGTCCATGTCAGGCCTCCGTTAAGGCTGTACTCAAGCAGGACAGAACTACCAGACGGGTAAGTCGTCTGCGCGGATTGGTATGGGTTGCCACTATAGGCAACGTCTGGAGTTTCTATGGATACAGAGAGATCGGGTGTTGCTAAGCCGCCAAACAGATTTGCCTCGAGAGTTATTTTATTTGTAATAACCTTTTGGATGTTTGGGCTTGCTTGAGTTGGCTGGACGTAATTTACAGAAGAAACCCAGCGAGTAGGCCTATCTGCTGCTGCTTTTCCGCTGTATTTCTTCAGGATCTCATCCGCAACCCTGTACGCAAAGTTCAGTGGATCTTGAGAGCTTTCTGTATAGTCGGACGCAAGATCGAAAGATATAGTCGTTCCGTCGAAATTGTAGTTACTAAGCCAATTTGATGGTGATTGATTAAAAGCCATTACTCGTCCTTAACGTCTTGAAGGGATGCGCTAATACCAAAAGTCATGATAGCCGAATAAACAACATCTTCTGTATCGTAAACATCTGAATAGGACTCGTTGAGAGTTACATTTGTAAGCGTATTGTCTACCGACTTGATCTTTTTAATTGCATCGGCCAGTCCCTTAATAATTCCATAAGCCACTTTTCTTATATCTCCGCTTGAAGAATTTGCCTCTCCTTGAGTAATTTGATTAAAATAGCTAATATTAAGCGAGATTCTTGTTTTTCCTCCAACCGTAGTCGCTACGGCGTTGTTATTGCCGAATATTTGATCTAGCGTCATAGGGATGTCCCATTACCCGGATTTGGCCCTCCAGCAGAACCAGCATCCATTGGAACCTGCCTAGATCCACCAACTGAAGAAGTTGGAGAGCCCGGAGATCCAGCCTGCCCGAAAACCCTTCCGTCTGGGGTAATGCCATTAACTGCGGGAGGTGGCTCAAAAGCTTGGATAATTGAGTCGGCTTCCATGATTCCTAGAGCCTTCAAGCTCTGGCGGTAGAAGAGTCCGACTTTCTGCTGAACCTCTGGAGGCAATCCGTAGAATTGAGCAACTAAATTAGCCGCTTGAGCGTTGCTTTGTAGCTGTTGCTCGCCGTGATAGCGGGTCAGGAGGAGCTTGATGTTTAGATCCATCCCACGCACATCGTCTGGAGTTACGCTGATTAAACTCGCCGCATCTCCTTCGAGGTAGGTAAAGGCTTCCTGTTTATCCAAGTTATCCAGAAGAATGGTCATGAGCCGGTTGATGATCTGGGTCAGGGGAGACTCAAGCGAGAGCAGGTATTGGCTGAACATCTCGCTTCCAGCTTGGTCGATGGATCGGATTCCAGTTGCGAGCTTACTGCTAGGCAAACCAGCGAACTCTTGATCTCCGCCGTTCACAACACCCGATTCCAGTTGCACGATCTGAGTGAAGTAATTAAGCATGAAGTTTAAGTCATTGTTCTTTGTCTCTGGCAAATTGACGTAGGTGAGTGCGTCAGGAGCGGAAAACCCGGGCCGAAGCGTGTAAGTCCCGCCAGTATTGAGGATCAGATTGGGATTTGCCGACCCCTCGAAAGTAGCGTCAGGACGCCAGAAAGTGACCCTTCCAGAGGCTCCTTGAGCGAAATTTAGCCTGTTAATCGTCAAATCAACGAAGTCTTGGGATGTCTTGAACTGCTCAACTGCACCCAATCCATACCACCGGCCGTCAACAGGGTTGATGCGAACTGCAGTGAACGGCCTTTTGCCGTCTGGGGTAACATTGGCTAGATAGTCATAATACAAAGCCCTGCGGTTTTGAACATCGAGCATGAGGACGATTTCCTCAAGGATTCCGTCATTGTTTGCATCATAACGGATGTAGCATTCCGCAATTTCCATCTTGGGATTCGTATCGTCTGGGCTGAGTTGGGTCTCCCCGCGCTCAACTCTTGCTTGGCCTGTGGCTGACTTAGCCATCCCGCTTTCACCAGCACCGAGGCGAATCTGCTCAATAGCGGCTTGGAGCCTTGCCAATTCCGCCTCGGGGGTCTCTTCCTTGGGTGACTTTGAATAGAAGTCAGTTAGCTCCATCACGGGAGCATCGTAAAGGTGAGCGCAGAAGTCGGCATCATCGATGCTTGTTGCGTTTAGGGGGCAAATAAAATCTTGGTAGTAGATCGGCTCGGCAGTAGGACCACTATGGGTCACAACTTTGCGGGTGATGATCTTTTCGATGAAAATAGGCACAAGAGGCTGTTCGGTTACTCCGTCTCTTTGAAGAACAAGGGTCATTCCGTCTTGGCCGATAATGAAAGAGTCCACATCGGTGATAATGTCTCCATCAGCCCCAAGGATGTCGTTGCCATCAGCATCCACCAGAACCTTGGCCTTCCGCTGGAAGATGTTCTCTTTCTTTTGGAAGGTGGTCTTAACCACGCATTCACCACGCACGAAGGCCATCTGAAGGATCATGGCAATAGCCTCCTTCAGCTTGGTCTTGTCGAACTTCCAGCGAGCGTATTTCTCAACCTTATCGCAAATGTCCCGATCCGCAGGCCCTTGGGGGAAGGTTGCAAACCAAGGATCTGTGCCAATGAAGTATTTCTGAGCTCGAGCAATCATCTGACGGACGATTCGGCGGGTAATAGGCACAACAAGGTTGCTGTGCTCAAAGATTCCGCCCATGACAGCAGGCCTCCAATCTACGTTATTTTCGTAAAGCCATTCAAAGACTTGT